GGTCAGGGCCAGACTCTTTGCGGGGTCTAGCCATTCAAATTACTCCGATCCAAGAACCACATAGCGGGGATCACGGACACCAGCGACACCCATCCAGCTGGCTTTGACAGCCAAGGCTATATCCTGATTGAACTCCAGCGGGTTCAAAGGGGGCGCTTCGACCACGGTCAAAGGCTTCGCTTCACGCCAGACGAACGCCTTCTTGAAATCGCCCAAATACACCCTAAGGTTGGCATTCGCAGCGGTCACACCGCTATCGGTCAGCGCCTTCAGAGCATGGGGGCTGGTCATGATCTGGTAATCACGATCCAGCGGGTTATCGCTGACATTCTGGATCGGCGCACCGCTGGTGGCATAACCCGGATTGTTGCGACGAACTTCGGTAGCGTTGATGATGCTACGAGCTTGGTACTTCGTGGCAGGCATCACCAGCATTTGCTTCGGCTCCACCAAAATGGGGTAGCCGGTGACGGGATCGACCATGTTGACAAACAGCTGTTCAAGGCTGTTGACCGATGTCCAATCCGTCAAGCTGAAGGTGGTGATCCTGTTGATCCACGCACCGCTGGTGAGGTAGGTGTTGTAGCTGGTTCCGTTCCAGCTGTGGTTGTTGGTCACACCCAGCACGACCTGAAGGATTTTGTACTCCTTCGTCAGAGCAAGGTAAGTGCCAACCGACCGGGCCGAATCCAGAATCTGGGTGGTCAGGTCGCTGTAAATCGCCTCCATGCTCACCGCACAGATGCGCCCGTGCTTTTCAACGCCGGGGTAAGTGATGTACTGACCAGCGAATTGAGTTTGAGGATAGGGTTCGCCTTCCTCAAGCTTTTCGCCAATGTCACGCACATCGGACAGGTAAGGAACTTTTTGAGTTCCAAGGTTGCCGTTGGTCACCGGAATGGTGGTAGCCAACTGATCGCCAATGAAGCTGGCCAGCTGGTACTTTTCTTTGATTTCATTCACCAGCAATTGGCCGGTGATGGCGGTGAACAACGATGCGGAAACCGCTTCGCTGGACTCCTGAACTCGGCTCAACCGATTCTCAAGAACCGATTGCCATTGGTGACCGATGAACGCTTCGGCCATCCGGCGCAGCGAAAAGTCACCAGCGGTGATTTTCTTTTCGGCAAACGCTTCCTTCAAGGTGTTGACAGTAGCTGCCACACCGTTCTGCTCACAAACTTGCTTCAGCTTATACTCAATCATCTCTCAAAACCTCCTTGTGTTGTGTGTGTTAGGACTGACGAGCGGTGGGATTCAGAACAGACAGAATCTGAATCTTGACCCGGGTGATGGAAGTGCCACGCTCGACAACCCTGCCGATGGCGGTTGCTTCGGTGGAAACTTTGACCACTTTTTGATCTTCCAGAGCGTTGCCGGTCTGTTTGGCAGGCCCGACAAAATCGCCCACTTCAAAAGTGGCGCTGGCGCAATCAAAAGTGAAAATGCCACCCGCATCAATGCGGATCACATTGTCCGTTGCGTTGCCAAAAACACGGGCGAGATTGGCATCTTTCTGCTGGCCAGAAACGCCAAGAAACAACGCACGGAAATCCGATTGGGTTGTAGCCAAATCGGTGTTCCAAGTCGTGTCGCTGGCTTTCACCAGAGTGCCCGAAGACATACCGCACAGATCGCCAACAGCAACAGCTTTAGCGGTTGCGACAGTCGCAATCGTGGGGTTCGTTCCACCGTACTGGTATTGAGAAACAGGCATTGAAATCACCCTACCCTTTCGTGTTAGGACCGAAGTGCCTTGACCAGAGAATCGACCGTCAAATCACCATTGGATGCAACTGCCGAAACAGGTTGCTCCCCACGGAAGATCACCCGGCGACGGTCTTCGACCAAGGTCTTCCAACTCTTTTTGTCGGTTTCGCTGAGAATCCCAAGGAACGCATCGGTGATGGCGTACTTAGGCAGACTAGCAGATTCGCACAATTTACGAGCTTCGCCCATCAGCTTTTCACGACGATCACGGGCACGGTACGCATCGACTTCTTCCAGCAATTTGGCAATCGCTGGGTCTTTGCGCCGACGAATGGATTCCTCAGTTTTCAGAGGCTCCTTTTCATCCTCGGCTTCTTCCTTTTCCTCATCGCCAATTTCGAGCGCCACATCTTCGGCCTCGTCCATCGGCTTGTCTTCGCCACCGTCCACTTCCTCGTCAGCTTCACCGCCGACAAGAGCAAGCAACTTGGCAACTTTTTCTTCAGCACCAAGTGAATCGTCCATGACGATGTCACCGATGTTGTCTTTCAACGAATCCTCGTATCCACCATCCATGCCATCATCCTCCAAACGGGGAACAGGTTTAGGAATAACCTTGTCTTCTTCCTTCACAATCAAACCCCTTTCTTTACAGAAAAAATTTCCTTCAACGCTTCAGCAACCAGTTTGCGCCGAATGGCTTTGCGCCGTTTGGATTCAGCAACCTTTCTTTGAACAGATTCAGGCGCACGGGATTGATACATATCCGTTTTGCGATCGTAATATTTTCCTTCCTTGGGATCGTAATAAAGAATTTGCCCGTTCCTGTATTGAAACGGCCCTTCCATCCCCGGAATTGGAGGATATTCGTTCTTGTCGATTGCTCGCATGGTGACAACGCCTTGCTTTGCATAAGCTTTGGCAATTGCAGCTTTTTTATCAGCAATACTCTTTTGCTTTGGTGTCATTGGAGCCTCAGCAACATTGAGCTTTTTAGCTGGCTTGGATTCTTTTCCACTTATTCTTGAAGCAGCCTCCAAAGCCTTTTTTGCTTTTTTAACAGCATCCATTAAAGAAGATTCGGCAGCTTTAATGCTTTCAATTGCAGAATAACTTAATTTCGCTAATTCTTGATTTGATCCAAAAGAAATAGACCCCAATGATCTATTTGCTTTATTCAAAACAACAACAAAAGAAAAACTTTCGTTGCCAAAATCGTTTATAGTTTTCTTCAATTGATCTAAATTTTTGGAATCAATGCCAGCTTCCATCACATTCATGCGATTTTCCTTTGCGGATTCGTTCCACTTCAAATCTTTCAATGTTTCTTTGTACCATTCGTTTACAACTTTTTTTATTCCACCAAGCGATTTCACAATCTCTTGTTCTGCTTTTTTGAAAGTTTCGACAGGCGATTCTTTCAAAGAAGAATTTAATTTCCTAATTTCTTGCAACGCCTTGTTAAGAGAATTCTCAGCGTCATTCATTTCATCCATAGCATGACCAATGTCGCTGCTTTTCCCTTCAATTTTTTTAGATTGCAATTGAACAGATTCAGGCTTTTTATTGCCTGCTTTTTTAAGTTGAGCGACACCGCTGGCTATCAATTTGTGAGCGGTTGGCAAATGAGTATCAAACACTTCACGCTTAACAAAATTCATAAAATCATTTCGTTCAGAACCTTCTAAAACAGGCAAAAAAGTTGCAGCTGAAGAACGAATCGTCTTATGAGCTTGTTCAAGTTGCCAATTGATGTATTCGTATTTGTTGGCCAAAGTGATTGGCGTTTCAGATTCTTCGACACGACCGGCTTTCATCACGCATTCCATCAAACCAGCAGTCGTAGCTGGTTCAGCCACAAGATCAACGGAATCAACCGCTACGATTTCTTCAATTTCTTCGACACCGTCTTGCTCATTCATTTTGGTTTTGGCTTGAGCATTGTGCGACAGGCCGATGGCTTTGGGATCGTTCTTGACCCACCATTGAAAACCTTCAGCCAACGGGTGTTTTGGGTTGTACGCCAAATCAGCGTAAATGCCATCCGATTCCATTCTGGCATTGGTCAACCTACCGAAACGGTCTTCATACGAGCGTGGTTCCGATCCGGCAGGATGGTCGATATTCACAATTGCGCCTTCGTACTTCTCAAGCGCATTCTTCATCACTTCAAGCGGGTAACGCCGTCCATTCTTGGATTCAATACCAAGAACCTTCACCCCCGGCACAACCGGGTTGTCGGTGGTTGCTTCGCCCTTCGGGAGGGCAAACGCCCGCTCATGAATCGTCTTCGTCTGGCTCATCATAATAGTAATTGACCACCTCCCTTAAAGATTCCCTTGCTTGCCTTAAAACCTCTTGCGGTTCCACAAAAATCATGCCCATACGGGCACACGCTGATTCCGCTGTTTCACCGTCGATCCAGATCATCTGTATGAATTCAGCTTCGGCAGGCGACAGCGTTCCTATTGCGTCATTTAAGTCTGTCAAAGGACGATCATTGGAATACAGCTTGGGTGGCAGACCAATTTCAATTTCAAATGCTTTCTTTTTTCGCCCATGAACTTCCCGGTACATCGAACCCCAAATCCATGCCCGTGAATATGCTCCCAGCGTAATTCCACGGGAAGGATCGTAGTTCTTCAATCCTT